GATTTCGGTTACATGTCAACCCTATAGGTAATTTTCCTATTGGTAATTACAGTTCTCACCTTAACTGTCAACAATGCAGAAGATGAAAATGTAGGAGGGCAACTGGATCCTGATTTTGAAGCTATAATACGATATCTATAGCCATTTTTATCTGCACCCGCCGTCTTAACGGTCAAGGCTGTAGACTGGGTTCCTGCGTACTCTGTGCCGTTTGAAATGTTGTTGAAGACTGTTCCCCCATCCGTACTCACCTGCCATTGATAGGTATCTGCATTGGTTGCAGTTACCGTAAAAATGGCATTACCTCCGGTAAAAATAACTTTTTCGGCCTGAAGGGAGACGGAACTCAGACTTCCACCTCTGAATATATTGACGGCACTTGGATTCAAATCACAGATAGCTTCATCGACTTCCCAAGTCTCACAGCCTGCGTTCAGTACCTAATCAATCACTGGTATAAGAACTACAAGACCTACTGGGGTGTGAATAACGCCCCCAACAGAGAAGACTGTGCCCGTGCCCTGGTACGCGAAGGTTATGCCACCGACCCAGAGTACGCGGAAAAACTTATCCGCCTGATGAACGAAAACGAAACGACCGGAGCAAGCGAAAAGATCCTCGACGTCCCATACGAGTACCAGCTGGACAACACATCCGGCACCGGCTATCGAGAATGCTTCTCAAGTAGCTGTGCAATGATTGCAAAGTTTTACAATCAAGTTAGTGGTGACGACGCCTATAACACTATCCGCAAAGAGTTTGGCGACACCACATCAGTTGGAGCACAACTCGATGCCCTTAGTAAATGCGGCTTAAAGCCGCGCTTCATTACTAACGGAAGAGCCAACGTACTACAGAAAGAGATCGATGCGGGACGCCCTGTTGCTGTTGGTTGGCTTCACAAAGGACCAATAGGTGATCCCAGAGGTGGAGGCCACTGGAGCTGCTGCGTGGGTTACACACCGGAGGCATTTGTATTCCACGATCCGAACGGTAAGGCCGACATGCTGAACGGTGGCTACACGTCAAATACACAAGAAAGCGGTAAGTTTGTGTACTACAGTCGCAGTAATTGGTTACGCCGCTGGGAGTGCGACGGCCCTGGAACGGGGTGGGCTATCCTAGTTGATCCCAAATAAAAAGTAAAGGTAAAAGCGGATACAGTTTTAATAGCCGCAAGTCAAACCTTTTGGTATTGCTTGACGCGAGGTGGTAGTGGACCACCAAATTGACGAGACCATGCTCGTCACACGGAAAGCAGCAAAGGTGCGCTTCCGTGAAAAAGTCTTGACCGCTTGGGATTACTGCTGCGCCTACTGCGCTGAGCCTTTAGGCAAGAACGCAACACTCGATCACGTCCATCCAAAAGTGAAAGGTGGAGCGACCCACGAGTCCAACATCGTGGCATGTTGCTTGAACTGCAACTCACACAAATCCGCCCACCCCTGGCGCGAATGGTTCCGAGGTCGTGAATACTGGAGCGAAGCTAGAGAAATAGCAATAGAGAACTGGATCGGTAGTACCGTTACGAGGTAAGACCCACGAGTCTCATGGATAGACACACGTTTTTGAACTGGCAGAAGGTGAAAGAAGCCTTGGAAAAAGCAGGCAAGACAGATTCGATGTTCTACAAACGAGCCTTAGCAATCCTCAACGGGAAACCAGATCCGTTTAATTGATTGCGCCCTTCGGTGGCTTGTGCAGTCAACGCACATACCACCTCCAGGCGTACAAATCCTATAAATACCGTTCTCTAAATGTTCAATCCGGCCCCTGGTGCGTTCCATCGCTGGAAGAACTGCGATATATCCGTTCTAATTGATCCGCCATCGGATTAGACCCTCCTATGGGGACATCATCAAAAGGCGAGTTAGCCAAGAACAGCAATGGTCCGTCCATTTGTTTGACAGCAACCATGCCCACATTGGGGCTGCGAACGAGGATAGATAACGCCCAGCGCTCCAGCCAGTTAAGGCAAGGGATCCTGTTCATGGCTTCTCCTGTGTAAAAGCGGCGTTTGCTGTCTCTGGGAAGCAACTAGCGAAAACTTTTCGGCATTGCTCTGCAATGACTCGATGCTCAAGTTGGGTGTCTTCGAGAGTCCGTAGCTGGATGTAGTGCATCCAGCTGCGAACCGTGCCCTGCACGTACATTGTCGTCGGAGTGCAGAGCGGCAGAACTCGCCGCGCAGTTTCTTTTGCCACGCCACGCTCCAGCATTGACTCATACAGCATGAAAGCATCGCTGATCACCCTTCCCGCTGCAATCTGCAAATCCTGTTGGTGCGTGGGGTGGATGTCATCAAAGCTGTTTTGACGATTTTTTGTATCCTGCCTACGGAAAGTCGGCATCTCTGCGGGTTGTGTTCTGCTGTAACGGGTTGAAAATTCCTGGAACGAGAAAGAGCGGTGCCTAAGAATCTGGGCCGCAATGTCACGTTCTGTTTCAATCTTCACGCACATATTCACCATTTCAAATGGCGACCAGTGCTTGTGCTTCATCAGATAACGGATGAGGTTTGGACCGGTATCCCAGTTATCTTCGTTAGCCGGATTGCTCACGCGAGCCATCTTGACAACGAGTTTTTCGGCATCGGGCGTTGCCCATACCAATTCAACCTTGCTCATGGTCTTTGACCTCCTTTAGATACCCGGATTTGCCTTTGGTTCTCTTCCAGACAAGCTGGTACTTAGACACAAACTCTTCAGGCGGCTGGATCGAATACCAGCGGTGTGAGCAAGCGTTGCAGACTCTTCGCCTTACGACTTGACCACCCTCTCGGGCTGTTTGAGTATGAACCACGCTGCTGACGAGAGATTCACATTCAGGACACTTCATCATGGCTACATCAGTGGGTTCTGATTAGCCATAAAACGCATCTTGTTGAGTGCTCTTTGGCACCGTTGCCTAGCGCGTTCCCTGCATATACCAAGCTCTTTAGAGACCTTCATATACGTTTCAGGCTCACGGCCATCAAGACCAAAGACTTTGACAACGATGTTGCGATCGGTTTCGTCCAACCGCTCCAACATGTCAAACACCTCGTCAGCGGAGAGCAACATATCGAGCTTGTCCATCGGATGCTCGCCATCGGTGATCCCATCCATCAACGTGACGTCTCCGTCAGTGTTGTTGAGAACCCGATCCAGGCTCATGGCATCTTCCGATCGCTCCAGGTAATCTCTCAGCCTCTCAGGAGTCGTCTTGCAGTGTTCTGCGGACTCCTCAAGGTTTGGATATCTACCGTGGATCGCGTAGAACTTAGGTTTCCAAGCTCGAAGCTTGGACATCATCTCTACCGCGTGGGACGGAAGACGGATCATCCGATCATTGCAGCTGAGGTAGCGAGTGATCGATTGCCGAATCCACCAGTAAACGTAAGTGGACAAGGCGTAGCCCCGCTCTGGATCAAACTTTTTGATCCCATGGGCAAGACCCATGTTGCCCTCTTGCACAATGTCAAACATCTCAGTTCGCCTTGCATGAGGCGCGTACCTCTTAGCGATGGTTACGACTAAGCGAAGGTTGCAGTTGATGAGCTTGTGGTAGGCACGTTGCCCCACTTTTACCTGTCTTGGTGTGGGGTTCTCATTGTGTATCCAGTCCCTAACCTGGCGAGACAGAAGAATTTCCTGTTGTTTGGTTAGAAGTGGATACCTGAGAATGTCTTTGATGTATTGGCTAAACCCGTTCACCGATCAATACTCCACTTCGATGACGTTGGGTGTTGCATCAAACGTGTGGCGTAGCGCACGTGCTACGGCAGCTGCCTGCTCAATAGTCACGTAAGAACAGGCATCCTCGCGTTTGTCTGTAACGCGAATACCGCTGCCTGTCTGCTCATAAGAAGCAGCGAGATAAAGCGGATCGACTTCTGGCCGTGTGATGGAAAGTGCGTACCGCGCCATGAGTGTTTTTGACTACGGCGTTAAATTATCACCCATTAACTCAGATGTCAGCAGACCCCCCTGAGTCTTTGGATTTTCTTCGGGATTTCAGCCGACCTTCGACACGTCTCCTTACAGAGGCTTGCCACTCAGCTTGATCTTTGAGACACGCTTCCGTGTAGACATCAGGTGGCACCTGCTGCTCCAGCATCTTGTAGACGGTTTCACGCACTAAAGCCGTGGGGCGCATATCTTTCCACTCAGCCACTTCTTTCAGCAACTCTGCACGGTTGGGGTCCAAAAGAATCTGGAGGTATGTCTTATTCCCGTGGCGAATCGCCATGTAGCACACAAGAACTTTGTACTATTCTAGCGGTACGTTACCAATTCACTGAATCATCTACGTGTTTACGCCAACCGCTTTTTTGGTTGTGTCGCGATTTTGCACGCTGCTGTTTGCAACCGCGCCTAACCTCCCTGGCACGCTCCAGAAATTCAGCCGCCCGCTGCAAATCTGCAGTTGTGGCACGGGCGATCTCGTAGTTCAAGTAAGTCAGGATGATCTGCCTGCCTGTTTTCGGCTGCATAGGCAGCATCCATCACCTCTACAAGACTATTGTAGTAACCTGTTTTTGCAGGAACGTGATATGTCCACCCCTGATTGGTGCGATAAACACTAACCATTAGACAACATTCCTCCAAGAGCGGTAGTCAAGCAGTTCGCGCATAGCGCATGTGGACAAGCCGTAAGCCTTGCTTAAAGCTGCAGCGGACGCCCCCTGGGCGTGTAGGTCACGAATTTCTCTAACGGTGTCTGCAGTCAACCGGGTGTTCCCGTTTTGCTCGCCAGTGATCTTGGCGTACTTGCCTTTAGACATCAGTGAATTTCAGACCAACGTACTCCGACTGAGGGCTCAGCAAGTGGGGGTACTTCACCCAACCACTTGGCCTCAGCGGATTCCATTACACGTTTTAGCTGCTCAGCCCAACGTTGTGCCCTCTCCTTCTTGACCAGAAGCAAAATTTCATCGTGTACGCACGCTGCGATCCTCACCTCCGACTCACCAGCAGCCTCGATCGAGGGCCACAAATTCCCCAAAGCGCACTTCAGAATCGCCGCGCCAGCGCCTTGGATAGGTGTATTACAACGCACGGTCGGTTTGTTCATGTTACTAGGTAAAAACCGCCGCATCTCCGAGCCAGGGATGCGGATATGCGCGAACGGATCTCCCTCTGTCTTACGCGCACAGTCAGCATTTTTTTGCTGCCACGCCTTTACCCCCTGGTACGTGTCCAACCATTGATCTCTGATTTGAGCGGCTTCTTCAAGAGTCATGGTGATACCAGACCCCCCGGCGTAGTTGCGCAACCCGTTGGCTCCAGACCCGTATAGCAAGCCGAAGTTTGCAGATTTCGCAATTTGCCTGGAGCACCCAATCGCTTCGGCAGTCACAGCATGGAGGTCTTTCCCGTCCTGGAACGCCTTGATCATCTTCTCATCCTGACCCACTGCCGCAGCGAGTCGTAATTCCATCTGACTAAAATCCGCATCAACAAGCAGATAACCATCAGGAGCTTCAACGCATTGACGAAACTCCGTATCACGGGGAATCTGCTGGTTGTTGGGTTCAACGCAGGACATGCGACCTGACGCTGCCCCAAGCTGCAAATAGCTGGCACGAACAAAACCATTTTCGTCTGCTTTTTCGAGGATTGATTCAACCATCTGGCGGCGCTTTTCCGCCTTCTTCCAGGAAAGGTACGTCTGAATGACATGGTGGTCGGCAGCATACTCCTGGAGCGCCCCCTTGGAAGCGCTGGGTTTGCCAGTCTTGCCGTCAATCGGTGGTGTCCCCAACAACACTGTGAACTTTTGCAACAGTTGTTTGGGGCTATTCATGTTAAAGCCTGCCTCCTGCTTGGTGCCAAGGCGAACAGAACCAGAAGCTTTTGGCCGGAGGTTGATTGTCTCCGCTCTTTCGATTTCTTCAATTTCCGCATACCATTGCTCGCGGACATCATCGTCGTGGCCCATTTCGGTGAGACGTCCTCGAAGGTACGAAAGTCTTTTAGGGTTTGGTACTTCTCTGGGGAGTTTTTCTCCTTCAGGAAGCGCTGCGTCCAAGTCGCGTACAAACTCTTTACTGAGAGCATCAATAGTGAACTGGTAGTCATCGCGTAGCTGTTTAAGAGCAGAAAGGTTCCAGGGCAATCCAGTACGCCACATCTGGGCCATAGCTGGAAGCGCCCTGCACTCTAAGGTTGACGCCTTAGTCAAGCCGGTCTTTGCCAGCATCTGCTGTAACTTCACATCCAAGCGCAGAAGCACCTCGACATCCTTGGCGGCATAGACAAGTTGCTCCTCGCTGAGAACTGGAGCGCCCCAATCGGATTTCTGCTGTTCTTTGCTTAAATCAACCCGTAAATACCTTGAGACTACGCTTGCAAGAGTGTGTTTTACATTGGGCAACCCATTGGATAACAATTTGCTGGCCAACATCGTGCAAAACAACTGCCCCTTAGGGCGTATTCCGTGTTCCTGTAACCAGCCAAGGTCAAAAACAGCATTATGAGCTAACCAGCGTCTATCTGTATGAAAGAAACTGGACACCTCATCCCAATCGGCTTCGTCCAGATCAAAGCAGTCGATGACAATAATTGTTTTAGCGTCGCTGCAACCCAACTGGATCAAGCGCAGCTTGCCCGCTTCCGGCTGCAGCTGGAGCGTCTCTGTATCGAACGCGATGCAAGTAGACGAAGCTAACTCGTCGAGATGCTCAACGCCAAAAAGAACCTTGTAGTCAGGCATAAAAACGTGGTTGTTCAGATAAGCACCGAAGCGATGAGCCCGACACAAAAGCCTGCAAAGAAAGCAAGCTTAACGGTGTCGGGCATTGACCTTAGGCGTGTTTTTCTTCGGGGAACTCGCCGTTCCAATCGGACTCGTGGGTTCCATCTGGAGCGTACCAACCGCCTTCGTCGCAAACCCAGTCTGCAGCGGTGCGTGCATTCCATACCGTTTCTTCCCAAGCCATAGCGGCATCAACAGAGTTTGCAATAGAGCCGTAACGCTCGAACTCTTCCGCTTTTTTGAGGTTGTAGTCCTCGACCTCGGCCTGCATATATGCAGGAGCAGTCTTCATTTTGATGTAGTCGAGTGGATGAGTTGACATCAATTGTCCTTCTGTGTGGTGGTGGGGCGCATTGCTTCTCGAAGGTCTTTAATAACGGCAAGAAGACCAATGTGTTCTTCATGTGTGTCGCGTAACCACTCAATCACCTGCTCCAACTGCCAGTCAGCAGCGGCACGCATGTTATCCATCTCAATAGAAGTGAATGGACGATCTTCAGTGTCTGCAAGATGTCTACAAATCTCATCGGTCAGTGGGTGGTCAGTCATTTTTATGCAAGTGGGTCGCTGTAGGGGTCAAGTTCAAATTCTGAGATGAGACGACGTAAATACCATTCGGCTTTACGAAGATCTTGTGCGCCTCCTTTTTGGCGATAACGCCAGAGGTACTTTATGTTGTTGCCGCGCAAATAACCGAGAAATTCATCTTGTGTCATCTGCGCTTTGATGGCATCAATGCATTCAATATCACCACTCTGGTAGTGACCTGGATTGATTGCGTCACTCATCGTCTGAGAAGATGGGAGGAATTGCGTACCAGTCGTTCTTTGGGATCCAAGCGAGCAAACGCTCGATCTCTTCCCCCGTTGGAGCGTTGGCGTGGCTGATCGGTTCGTACCAGAGTAGTACCGCTTTGCAGAGAGCGGAGCTGAAGTGCGGTGGATCTGTTGCAGTTGCCGGAGCAACTTGAATAGCGTTTTCAACGATGGCTTGGATTTCTAAGAGATTGGAATTGCGTTTGTAGCTGTAAGAGACAAGTTTAGGCATGAGTAGTGTTTCGACTACTCCACTACTCTAGTAGGTTAGTCAAGGAAGCTGGAGATCACTGGAAAAACTTCGTGTTCGTATTCGCTTTGAATGCTTGCGTCGATCCCGCCGTTCAAGGCAGTTTCGATGTCTTTCTCCAGACGACAAAACTCTTCTGGGTCGTCTCCATACACCCCCTCAAACACCCGAAACACCCCTCCATCAGAGCTGTAAGCGGTGTATCGCACCACGGCAAGAAAGCTTTGGGGCCGCTTTAACTCGTAGTAAGTAAGGGTGGTTGTTGCGCCCACAGGTCTGCCCGGCTTATCACCAGTCTGACCCAACTTGACGAAGCGACGCATAATGTAATAGTTCGCCGGAGGCGTGATGGACACAAAACGAGAGTTCATCTACGAGCGGTTTAAGCGCGACATTCAGGGCATGGACAACCTGAAGGATGTTCAAGAGACCGCCTGCAAGTTCTTGCGCTTGTACTTAGCCCAGCAAGACATTGTTGACGAACTAATCAAAAAGGGGTGGCTGCCCAAAGGAACAGCCACCGGTATTGATTAGTCCTGTGAGGCGCGGGAGGCATAGGCATTCTTCCGCTCTCGGATCAACCGCCCCGTCTCGCTGAAACACTCCCGCCGGACCTCGTAAGGAATGGCGGTCATCATCTGGTTGATGCGAAACTGCAAAAACTGATCGTCGTCATCGGCCTGCACATCAGTGAGGTGTGCGGACTGGACGGCATTGCTCAAGCCACTAACGATCCAGTGGCAAAAGGTTGGAGAGCTGAGCAGGTCAGCCAGTTGAATTTTTTCAGAGGCGTTAATAACCTTGTCAGGGATTGACATTTGGGCTTGAAGCTTCATTACTTAATCCTTTTTAAGTTATGCCTTTTGGCCCGTTTACTGTAGCAGCGGGAGTTGGATCCCGCAGCTACTTCAGGGGCGTGTGGGTTTAAGCGTCCCACTGATCCCAAGCGCTGTCCTGGATCGCCTTCAATTCTTCCCTGGATCGCTCTGAGAGTTCTTCCCTCGCGCGGGAACACACTGAATCTGTCCCATTTCCATTAGATCCCACACCAGCACTGGATTCCTTAATGGGACACTCATCATTTAGGGGGGTGGTGTCCCATTTAGGTGTATCGGTCCCAGTGTTAATGGGACACTTTTCCGCCCCAGGGGGAGTGTCCCATTTTGAATCCTTGTCGTTGCATCTCGGCGGCGACACCGCGCATTTCATCGAGACTTGGCGTGATCAAGCCGGACAGACCAATGATATCAACCCCATGCGTCTTAGCCTCGCGCAAAATCTTTTCTGTGGGGACCATCAC